TATCAACAATTTAATGCGGTGGTTTGCATGGGTGCTTTAACTAACAACCACGAGGTTCGATTCCTCGCTGCCGCTCAAATTATGCTCCCTTCGTCTAGCGGTCAAGGATAACAGACTTTCAATCTGCAGAGACGGGTTCAACTCCCGTTGGGAGCACCAAATTAGTGGCGCATAACTCAGTGGTAGAGTAATCGCTTGATAAGCGATAAGTCGTTGGTTCAAATCCAACTGTGCCAACCAATAATGCTGTTGGGTCGGTGGTGGACATCGAACCACTCTCATAAGGTGGACAAAACTGCTTCGAGTGCAGTCAGCAGCACCAACATGCCTCGTTAGTTCAATGGTAGAACATCGGTTTGTGGAACCGATTACGGTGGTTCAATTCCGCCACGAGGTACCAATTACATGGACCGTTAGCTGAGTTGGTTTTAGCGGGAGACTCTTAATCTCCGTCAACGTAGGTTCAAATCCTACACGGTCTGCCAACCAATGATATATACAAATAATGCGGATATGATGTAGAGGTAACCTGTCTCCTTGCCAAGGAGAATTCACCAGTTCGATTCTGGTTATCCGCTCCAATACAAACCATCGGAGGGTATCAAAATGAAATACCTAGTGCCTCTACTATTAATTTCAACTGCTACGGTGGCTCAAGAAAACGGTCCACTTTGTGCAATTGGTGATAAAGTATTTGGATATTTAAATTCTCAATATGGTGAAATACCTTTTGCTGAATTTCTTGATCCTCAAAATCGCCATATGATTATGTTGGTCAGTCCTAAAACAAGCACGTGGACAGTTCTATTAGAGCAAAGTGATGGTAAATTCTGTGGTGTTGCTAGCGGTACAAAGTTTGAACCTGCTGATCAGAAAAAATTTGAAAAATACCAAGAAAAAAAACCTGAAACACCAGGTTAAAAAACTGCTTGACAAATAATTTAAATGTGGTAATGTAAAGATATTGGGAGTGTGTGCCGAGCAGCGAAGGCAACGGTCTGTAAAACCGTGACATAGAAACAGCGTAGGTGCGAGTCCTACCGCTCCCACCATAATTTATTATAACTTTTACTACTAATCGGTATCAAAAAAGTGCTTGACAAGCATAAATTATATGATATAGTAAAAAAATACTGTGGCTGTAGAGAACCAGATATCTCACCATCCTCATAAGCTGGAGATAGGGTGTGCAATTCATCCCGCCGCAACCAAGATTGTAGCAGTATGGCACTGCTTGTGAAGCACCTACGGAGATGGTAGGAGAGCAGATGAGAAATCATCTAACGCAACAAATGCCAACAGTTTGCCAACAGTGGGGTTGCAAACCTACTGGTCGTTCGTCTATAGGAATAGGATACAACTGCGGAGTCGGTTGAGAGATGGGTTCGATCCCCATACGATGGCAATATATACCTCTGTGGAGTTAGGGTAAGATTAATACCGCACTTGGACTGCGGGGAATCTGGGGCAGCGCCAGACACGGAGACACAAGTGTCCCAGTTGTATAAATAGTAGTAGAGTAAATCTATTTCTTACAACTGGGACATACATATGTTTTATACAATCTATAAAATTACTAATAAAATAAATGGCAAATATTATATTGGTAAACACCAAACTACCAATCTAAATGATGGGTATATGGGAAGTGGAAAAAATGTAAAAAGAGCAATTGCCAAATACGGCATTGAAAATTTTACAAAAGAAATATTACACACCTATGATAATGAAGCAGATATGAATGCTGCTGAAAAAAAATTAGTTGTTATAAGTGAAGAAACCTACAATTTATGCGAAGGCGGAAAAGGTGGGTTTAGTCATATTAACAAAAATAATCTATCTGTAAAAAATTTAAAAAATCCAAATGTTAGAAAAGTTGCCACTAAAAATTCCAATAAAAAAAGAATAGAAAATTTTAATAATAATACAGTGTTAAAAAAACAGTGGGAAGATAATATATCTAATAGTTTAAAATCTTATTATAAAACACATTCTGGAACTTTTACAGGAAAAAGACACCCAAAGGAAATTGAAAATAGAATTGCTGAAAAGTTAAAAATAACAAATAAAGGCAGCGGTAATCCAAATTTTGGAAAATGTTGGATTAAAAATGTAAAAACAAAAGAATATGGAATGATATTAAAATCTGATTTAAATTATTGGATTTCTCTTGGGTGGGAACTTGGACAAATACGAGAAAATGGTATTCCAGTAAAATTGAAAAATAATCAAGACGGTAAGGCACAGTAAACAATCCGCAATGGCGATGGGATGTGTCACGGTGTGGGCGATAGATGGGGGCTGCACACTGACTTTGAAATTTTGGATCGGTTACCGTAGTGGCGAACGGAACTAATCTATATCAAAGTCTAAGGGTGTCTCGTAACAAGTATGTATTTGCAGCACTTCTTTAACATCACGCCCAATTAATTCAACCCAATTATTTGTGCAATGAATTTGATTGCTATTAAAAATTACAGCAGAACCTGCACTATATTCAAAAATACCATCGAGAGTAAGATAATTTGCAACATAGTCTCGGATACGTTCATCATAAGTGTGTGATATATTTTCAAGTTCGCTGATATTATTTTTTCGTTGTTTAGTTTTAATTAATTTATATAGATCATTAGATGCTAACCAATTAAAATAAAGTGAAGTTTTTTCAAATTTTTCTTTAAAAACAATCGTTTTGCTTTGTGGCAAATCATCTAAGGCTATCACCATTGTATATCTATACAAATGTTCATTGCCATTTGGTTCATCCATATGTAAATTTAAAGGTTTATATTGTAATTGATAACCGCCATAAGGTTCTTCGTATGGTATTGGAAAATTATTTTTTACTAAACGATCAACAATAGCAAAACATTCATCTTTATTTGACAAATCTATTCTGGAATTTAATAATTCGCTTTGACTTTTAAATAAATCATATTTTTTATTTAAACTTTGATTAAACCAGTTTCGCAATTCATTAATTTCTGCTTGAGATAAAATTTTGTTAAACAATTTCATAAAATTATTTATATATTATAAATCTGATATAACAAATATTGCAATTTGGGTAGGGTGTGTTGGCAAAAAAATGCTACCTATATAAAAACTAAGATGGTAAGGCACAGTAAACAATCCGCAATGGCGATGGGATGTGTCACGGTGTGGGCGATAGATGGGGGCTGCACACTGACTTTTTGAATTTTAGAACGCTTAACTCAGTTGGTAGAGTACGGGTCTTTTAAACCTGTTGTCGTGGGTTCGAACCCCACAGCGTTCACCAATATAATGCCTACGTAGTTCAGTGGAATAGAATAGCGGTCTTCGAAACCGTGGGTCGGGGGTTCAAATCCCTCCGTAGGCTCCAAAAATAATACTTGACAAATTTGTCAAATATAAGTATATTAAGAATATAAGGTTATTGCTTAGTAGCACAGCGGTAGTTGCGTCGGTCTGTTAAACCGAGGGTCGTAGGTTCGAATCCTACCTAAGCAGCCATTAACATACAATGTTATATAAATACATATAGGTTCGAATAAGGAGACCTATATGAGTAAGCAATCTGAAAATGTAATTAACTGGCGTAAAAGAACAAAACAAAAAATTGTTCAATCAATGGGTGGGTGTTGCCAAATTTGTGGATACTTCAAATGCGATGCGGCACTTGAATTACACCACATAGACCCAACAAAAAAAGAATTAAGTTTTTCTTCAATTAGAGCAAATCCAAAATCAGCAGAGGCAATTAAGGTTGAATTAATAAAATGTATTTTATTATGTTCTAATTGCCATAAAGAAATTCATAATGGTTTAATATCTATTCCAGAAAATTATGTGCAATTCAATGAAGAAATATTTGATGGTTGGAAAATTGAAAGAAAAGAACGCAAAGAAAAATTTAAGAAAGATAAAGTATGGCGTCAAAAGATGTTCTTAACCAATCAAGAAGTTTTTGAAAAGTTAACAACAATCTATAATGGTAATAAATCTGCTATGGCAAGGGATTATGGAGTTACTGAAACTACTATTAGAAAAAGGTTAAAGATGTTAGAACGGTAGTGGAAAGAAATACCAAATTCCATCTGCCAGAACAATCAAACCGATAATACCAACGGCAATGCTGCTATACCATAGAGCCATACTAACAGCAAGAATAGCAGTGGTTGAGAAGATAATAGCAATCTGAATAATGGTGCTAGCCATACCAAAGAATGGACTACACTTTTTGGCGCTATCACGGTCTGCTTCTAGCGCACGACCTTTTGCCATAATTTCTTTTTTACCATCACCTTTTGGATCACTTTCTAACGCATCAATATATTTTTGATAGTTGTCAGCACGTGATTGCAACGCAGGTTTTAAACTTTTGTCAGTTTGAGGATCAGCAATTTGAACTTTTAAATCATCAAGGTTAAGTTGATACATATTTTGTTTAATGCTCTTGGCTTGATAAAAACCCCAAGTATCACCAAGTTCAATATTATCAGCCATGATTCTACCACTGACTTGCCCACCAAGCCAAGATGTAATTGCTAACAGTGCAGCAAAGATTGTAATTGTTATAGAAGCAAGCCCTTTAAGAACGGCTTCACCCTCGCTGCGGCTTAATACCTTGCCTTCTTTACTTTTCAAAACCATGTCCATCATTCCTTGAAATTGTTTTATGTCCATATTAATTCTTTACAAATAATTGCAACTGCTAACACTACAATTGAGGCAACCATCGCATACAAATAATAATCAAATAATTTACTGTTACTCATCGTCCTACTAATACCTTTAATAATGGAACCCAACTCTTCATTGAGTAATATGCCATAGGGTCAGCAATACCCCAAATTAACAAACCAAGCCACACAACAAGTGGCAAGAATACAAATAATATCGCAGCAGCCCAAAAATACTGAACCATTTCATCATGCGCTTCACGACGACGACGCTCTGCCTTTTTAGCAGCATTTGCAGCATCAATTTTGCTTTGCTTGTATGCTGCTCGTTGTGCTGGCGTCATTCGAGCCATTGCCATTGCTTCTTGTTCTGCTGCAATTTCTTGCATTGCCTGAACACGTAGAGCATTATTACTACGAGTAATTTGATTATTAATTTCAGTAATTTTGTTTTGATTAATAACACGTTGATTGTTTGCTGCTTTCTGTGCAGGTGCATTTTTAACAACATCTACAATGCCAAATACAGCATCTGTAACGCCCTTGCCATAGGCTTCACCTAGTTTAGCGGCACTCTTTGGGTCCATTACCATAGAAATATCCTTTAAAAGATAACATTATACTTGACATGCATAACTATTTATCTAGTTTTTATTTTACAAGTATGGTAAACTTGCTGCAAGTTTACCAGTTTAGGAACAGTTATGCACAGAAAAGATATATTAGAAAGAAAAGAAGAAATATTAAATTGGATATCCAATCATGAACCAAAGGTATATATTTGTAAACAATTAAAATGCAAACCCGATACGCTTGAAACATATTTAAAAAAAATGAATATCTCATATGTTGGCAATCAAGGCAGCAAAGGAAAAAAAATTGATTGGAAATATGTAGATGCGTTAACTTATGCTAAAAAAGATAATGTATCAGCGCATAAGTTAAGAATTAAATTATTAAGAGATAAAATAAAAATACATTGTTGTGAAGTATGCAATACAAGTGAATGGATGGGATGCCCGATACCATTGGAATTAGATCACATTGATGGCAATCATTATAATAATGATTTAACCAATTTAAGAATAATATGCCCAAATTGTCATGCTCAAACTGATACTCACGCAGGAAAAAATAGAAATAAATTGACAAGGATAACTAACTAGTATATTATAATAAAATGCGTCTGTAGTCCAATGGTAGAGACACAAGGTTTAGGTTCTTGGTGGTGGGAGTTCGAATCTCTTCAGACGCACCAATATAATATGCTGCTTTAGCTCAGTTGGTAGAGCAACGCACTAATCCGTAGCGGGTAACGCTACCAACCAAGTAGCAATGCTTGGTTGCTTGTGGGTATGAAGAGCCTAAAGCTCCCAATGCCGAGAGGTAATGCGTAGGTCGTCAGTTCGAATCCGACAAGCAGCACCATTATTGGAGGTATGCGAGCAAGGTGCTCAAACGGTCTTGAAAACCGTGCCACCGCAAGGTTGATGGTTCGATTCCTTGTACCTCCGCCAACATAGAGAAAGTAAAGAAGATGTATAAGAAGTTTAAGCTATTTGAACGAGTGTTTGACTTTGTTTTGAAATTATTTTGGTTTGCACTTCTTTGCAAGTGGTTATTTGCCGAAGTAAATATACATGATTACATCAAGTAAGCGGATTTCGTATAGTGGTAATACCGCAGCCTTCCAAGCTGCAGCGAGGGGTTCGATTCCCCTAGTCCGCTCCATTTAAGGTTAGATATGTGTGGATTTGTCTACTTAAATTTTATTCCAAGTGATATATCATTAGTAGATATAACGCCACGTGGACCAGATGATAATAACAATATAGTCAATGATCTAGGTTACTTTTATCATGCACGGTTAATAACCCGTGAAAATAATATTAAACAACCGTCTGCAAATTCTGATGGTATTCTTCTGTATAATGGAACAGAGTATTATATGAACAGCAGTGATACTGTTTATATAAACAATAATCTATGCAATGATATATCAAAAAACATTGAATTTATACAGTCATTAGATGGAGATTTTGCTATCTGCTATGTCACAGATGAGCATATCTTTTTAGCAAAAGATTGTTTTGGAACAAAACCGTTATTTTATGGAATAATGAATAAACAAATCGTTGTTGCTAGTACCGAATCAACAATTATATCTTTTGGATTTAAACCATTTCAAGTTGATCCAAATACAATAATGATATTTTCAAGGTCAACTGCCAAATATTTAAATAAATTTACAATTATAAATTGGGATACAACCCAAGGCACTACTACATTAGATGATGTATTTGAAGCATTTGAAAGCAGTGTTCTATCTCGTTATGAAGAACCAGTTTTACTAAATTTGAGTAGCGGACATGATAGCGGTGCTATCGCAGCATGTTTGAACAAACATAATAAAAAATATTCTATCATAACACTAAATGGCAACGAAAATGCCGAAATATTAATCCAAAGAACAAAGTTGCACAAAGGCAAAAAGAAAATAATAACTTTAGATACCTTTGAAAAAAATAAACCTAGAAAAGATGAATTTCCTTGGAAAAATTTTTTAAATTACAGTCATACGCTCACTGATATTTCATTATGTGGTGCAGACGAAGCAAAAAAGAATAGTATAAAAGTAATATTAACAGGCACAGGCGGTGATGAATTATACAGCGATTATGGATTTAATGGACATCGAATAATGAATCATAGTGTATTTGGTGGATATTTTCCTGAAGATTTTTCAATAATATCGCCACATTATACAAATAAAGTGTATCCTCTTTGGTTAAATATGCCAGCAGTTGAGTATGTTTATGCTTATCATGGGCTTGATACTAGGCACCCGTTGTTAGATAAAAAACTTTTTCAAAAATGGATTAATACTAGCACACATATAAAAAATGCTAATTATAAAAATTGGCTAGGTGAATATTTTAAACAATTAAATTATCCATATGATTCAGAATACAAAGTTGGTGCTGGAAATATTCCATTAAAAATTCCAAAGCTAACAGAAACTGTGTAAATAATATATGAATTATTCAATTGCAAAAATGATTGAGTTTGCATTCACTTATATCATAATTAATGAATTAAAAAATGAAAATCATACCATGCCTGATGATAAAAGACTAATTATATTAGATTACATGACACAGCGTATTGATGAAATACGCAAAGTTTTCAAATGAATGTATCAATAGACGATATAGATATAGATAGCATAACCTCACTAGCACCTAACAAGTATCTTGTTAAAATATACCCAAATATTGGCACTCCTTATATTCCGCCATTTGGTTTTGAATTTCTTAAAGAAACTATACAAACACCATTACGTAAATGGTGTGATGAAAGTTTTTCCCACAATTATTCATTAAATTATAGATTTAACAGCGGCAACCCTTATTGGTCGCTGCTTTTTAATAGTAGCGAAGATGTTAATATCTTTATGCTACGTTTTGGTTCAAATAAACCCTAATATCATTTGCTGCATAATTTTGAATATTCAATTGTAATGGCGTAGCAATGCCTAATTTTTCACATAAATCAATATTATCATATATCATTGATAATTCATTATTTTTTACAAACTTTTTCAAGTCCTTATTCTGTTTATCAATGTGATGAGACATATCACGTAGGTTCTTATAATATCCACTATAACTAGGATAAGTTATGTCAAAGTGTCCACAACGGACCCACCAGCCCAAACACGCATCGTTGTCACGTTCAACACATATAATTGGACAATCTGGCCAAGTTTTGCGAATGAATTCAAGATGATGGCAAAATACGTGACTCTTAATGATGCGAACTCCCTCACCATTAAACGGACGATCAAATTCTTCTTCTAGCGTATCTTTACTCATATAAGGAAGTAAATTAAACTTGTAACCAAACTCCATATGAGGATCAAAATAAGCACCAAGGTGCATAAGTTGATTTGTACCACTTGCATCATGATAATAGGTTCGTGTATCACTATAATCAGTTTGGTCAATGTCAGGAGAGTAGTAAATGTTCTTTACTACACTGCTCCACTTGCTGCCTGGTGCGCCTGCTACAAAGATATATTTCATAAACCCATTTCTTTACGAATTTTTGTAGCACTTATAGCATGTGTTTCTTCATCAAACACTTCTTGTTCAATCTTATATCCAACATCACGACCGTATGTTATATTGACAATATTAGGAACAAGGTTTACAAGAAAATCATGATTAAATTTATAACCGTTTTCTTCTAATTCTTTAATAATACGTTCTTTTACAAAACCATAATCAAACGGATTGTTATCGGTACCCCCAACATCACGCACCATAATCATTACTTGGCCTGTTTTATCGTGTGCACGTTTAAATAGTGCAAAATGCCCATCGTGCCAAGGTTGCCATCGTCCTAACATTTGCACTGTAGGTGCTTGATTATTCCACGTCATTTTCCTAATCCATAAATCATTGCTTTAATCCAACTCGGTTTATATTCTAAATCAAGTTCTTCAAATATTGCTTTTGCCCAAAATTCTGCATCTTGTGTATCAACTCGCCAACGATATTTTGTTGGGGGAATAAACAATTTGTTAGTATCTGCAAATCGTCCTTCTTTTATAGTATCTACCCATATAGTGATACAATCACCAAATGCTTCACGTGTTTGTGGCGTTGGGCAAACAAATTCTCCAATAGCAACGTGACCTGCTGCCACCACTTGATCGCATAGCCAACCCATACGACGAGCCTGTTCTATGCGATCTGCTTCACTAAAACCAAGATGACTGTTGATATTTGCACGAACAGCATCTGCGTTCCAATGAACTGCACGTAATTTTGGTGCCAAGGCTTTCGCCAAGGTCGTTTTACCCGACCCTGGCAAGCCCATTATTAATATCTTCTTATTCATGCAGAAGCCTTGCTAACTTTTGTAATAGTAAGTGCAAG